GGTTATTTAACGAAGCTATGGTCTTTAGTTTTCACTATTGCTCAATGCTGGTACTACGGCTCCTGGCTGTCCGTTTTCACGTACAATCAGTATTAATTGCCTACCCGGAACCGAATATATAACCTGTATTAAGCCATTGGATTTCTCCTTTCGTTTACTAAACTAATTTTATCTTCGGATGTTTTATTTGCTAATATAGCTTCTATTCTTATCTTCATTGTGTAAAACTATGTCAAGTCTTAACTCTAATAATTTTCAAATAAATACTTCTAAAGGTGCCGGTGAGGAGGTGCAAGTTCAAGAACAAGTCACTAACGTCTTCTTTGCTGAAGAGCGTGAAGTTTCTTCTTCTAAAGTTTTTGCCTCTGAACCTACTTTTTCCTCTTCTTATGTTGACTCTGTTAACATGCCTGAACAAAAATGGCTCCTTTCTGAAATTCTTACTCGTCCTGTTCAACTCCCTACAGTTGAATGGTCTACTGCTACCGCTGCTAAAAATATAATTGCTTCTTTTGATATTCCACGTTCTATTTATAATCTTTCTATTGTTCCTATTTCTGTATTACTCAGCTTTATGTCTTTTCTTCGTGCTGATTGGACTCTCCGTCTTCAATTAAATTCTCCTAAATTTTCACAAGGGAGATTACTTGTTTATTTTGATCCTCTTAATAACCGTCCTTTTGCTTCTGGTGGTAGTTCTAATAATTGTATGTCTTTTTATAATTTAATGGTACTTCCTCATGTTTGGTTAGATCCTTCTGACTCAAAAGTTGTGGAATTAGTCATTCCATACCGTCATTTTCTCGACTATTTTCGTCTTAACTATTCATCTGTAAATACTCAAGATCCACGTGAAAATTCACTTGGGCGTGTCCATTTCATTGTTTTTAATCCTTTAGAAGTCTCTACTGGTACTACAACATCTGTCTATGTCACACCATCTATCTACGCCCAGAATCCTAGTGTACATGTTCCTACCGCTCAACATGATCTGGAAACTCCTTTGTTTTCTGTTCGTGAGTGTGGTTTAACCGACGTTATTGGTGCTGCAACTGATACTTTTAAAGCAGGTGCTGCTATTGCTTCTGGCTCTCCTACTATGGTTAGTTCTACTCTGAAGGCCGTTGGCAGTGTAGCTAAAGTTTTACAAGATCTCGATCGCCCTCTTTCTGTTGGTGAAGTCATTTTGCCTTGTAATCGTATGCTTGCTCCTTTCTCCCATGGTTCTGGTGTTGATTCTTCTATTAGATTGTCTCTTCTTGAAGGTTCTCAAACCCAAACTCCATCTGAAATAGCTGGTGATGCTCATAAAGAATCTGATCTTTCTCCGATACTTAAAATTCCTACTGTTATCACTATTCAGGATTGGTCCTCTACACAGGGCTCCGATACACCTTTGTTTCTTTTACCTGTCACTCCTAATTACCACATACAAGAAGCTTATTCCTCAACCACTTATATTGGCTCTTTCTCCAACCTTGGAGCCTGGGCATCTCGATTTAAATACTGGCGGGGTGGTATTCGTTTTATTTTTGATTTTGTTTCTACGCAATTTCATGCTGGTCGTCTCCGTGCTTCTTTCTTTCCTAATCAATTCTTTGGTCTCTTAGCTGATGCTCCTAGTTCTGCTGCTGGTACTTCTGTTCCTAATATGATAATGGATTTGCAAGCTAAGAAAGAGTTTGAGTTCGTTGTGCCTTGGTATAGTGGAACTCCTTATCGTAAATGTACACATCCCTATGATGCTACACAGGAAATCAATCAACATTTTCGCAGTAATAATTATGGGGTTTCCGGCACTGTAGTTATTTATGTTCTCAATCCATTAATTGTTAATAATAATGCTCCCGCTGCTATTCATATCAATGTTCTCATGTCCGGGGCTGATGATTTTGAATTATTTGGCCCTTGTCCTCCTCAACCAGAATTGGTGAATCCTGTTCTGTCCTCTATAAATCCGTTAACCGACGAAAATCTAGAAGAAGTTTTTGAATGTGGTTTGACACAAGTTCCTGGTGATGTCATTGAAGGTGAAGATATGATTCTTAAACCCGTTGCTAATATACTCTCGCACGGGTCTGGAATTGTTAAATCTCCTTCAATGTATCAGGCAGGTGAGTCCCATATGAATATTAAGAACCTCATTCGTCGTTTTGGCTTTCATTCTCGCTTTGGTTTGCCCGATCCGATGGTTGTTGCTCCCGCTTGTGTGCGTATTCGTATTCCCCAAAATCCCACTTTAACATTTAATGTAAATTCTAACACTGATAATAGACCTCTTAATTTATTTTCTTTTATAAATTCTTTGTTCGCAATGTGGAGAGGTTCTATTCGTTATAAACTTATCTCGCCTGTATCTAAAAATGCTCAATTACTTGTTTATTCTTATCATAATCTATTAGGTTCATCAACTGCCATTATTAATGGAGTTATTCAGTTTCCTTTCTTTGCTTTCTCCTATGGTTCTGCTGTTAACAACTTTTCTCATACTCCTGCTTTCGAATTGGAAGCACCGTTTGTTTCGGGTTTTACCAATTTAGTTACTTATAATCCTAAAGGTTTATTATCTACACGCTTCTACTCTGTTTCCAGTCTTGATATCATCTGTTCTTCTACTGCTGATTCTGTTTTTCCTGTTGTTGCTGGTTCATACATCGACTGCTTTGTCGGTGCCGGCGATGATTTTGTTCTTCATTACTATCTTGGTCCGTTAATATATGTTTGTTCAGGTCTTAATTTCCCCATCGTGTGAAGACCAGAGGTAAAATCGTAACTTTCGAAATTTATTATCTGGTGATTGAGTGTCTGTATCTTGTGCGCATTTTACAACACAACACATCACTTTGGTTTTAAATCTAGATTGTTACTTTTGAGCTTTACTGGATTAATCTGCTCTGAGTTGGTAAGGGGTGGAGTTTAATTATACTCCCTATGCTTTTTGCGCCCTAGCCCATCCAGCCACACTGGTAGCTGCCGGGTGCGAACACTTATGGCTTCTTCTTTTTCTTATAGTTCTACTGTGGAAAACGAAGCCAACTCTCCTTGTGACTTTGTCACGAGATTTGGCTTAGAGAACCCCTTAGGTCGAGTGATGAGACCTGAAGAGGTAAGGTGCTATAGGCACGCGAGGCAAGAGCTCCGCAATACGCTTGCGCGAGCGATCGCATGGTCAGGAGAAGTTCCTCGGAACCATCCAGACTACATGACGATGAACGACATCAACAAACGTCTACGGGCTATTTTCCTCAAAATCCCATCATATGAGGAAGTGACTGAAGCAGGTTTTACTGAATTTTTATTTGGTAAAGATCGTACTGCCAAAGTAGACGAAACCCTTGATAATGTCAATAAATTGTCTAAGTTTGCCACTACCTGCTTACAAGCTTTTAATGGTAAAACAACTGAGGATTTAAATGACATGACCGAGGAGGAACGCGACGCAACATTTCCACCCACACCTGAAAGTTTTGCTGAAGAACACTTTCCGAACATCCTAGTAAATGGGCCTAAAACTTTTATGCATACCATGAATAGTCTTAGCGTCAAATTGGCTATATCTGCAAAACTTTTCATATCTTGCCCTACATGGCTTGATAAATTTCTCTGCATCGTTATGATGTATATAGATATCACCGGTTTTAAAATCGCTCTTACAGATCTTTTGAACGCCTTACGCGTTCTTTTTAAGAAAGCTTGGGCCCATCATTCTTTTGACCCAATGCGTTATCCAGACATAGATTACAACAAATATCCACGACCCCAACATCAATGGGCAGATCCACCCCCAACCCCTGAACCTGCTGAGACCCAAGATCCGAATCAGGAAGTCCCTTATGAGGAAGCCACTGAAACTGGCGCCACAGAAGTGATTTCAGCTATCGTTATGATAGGAGGGTTCATTACATATGGGAAAATGCCCGATAAAAGCTCGACTGCCAAAGTCATCGGTAGTTTAGCAACTAAACTTCAAAACATTGGAAAAATGTCGAATGGAGTTCATGGCGGAATTAAATTATACCAAACACTTGTGTTGGGTGTAAATGAAGCCATGGATAAATTTGTAGACCTTATCTGTCCCGAAAAGAGTTCTCTTCGAATTCTCGACGAGAACAAAGAACGTATATCCACCTGGATGGACAGAGTTAATCAATTAGACCGAGAAGACACTTACATACGTCTTACCTGTGACCCTGCACTACATACTGAAATTGGACGCCTTCGCGACCAAGCTGACGAATATAGTGCAATATATCAAAAATTAGACTATCGACCTCTTAACATCTCTGCTTTGTTCATGAAAGCTGTCAACGCTATCATCCGTATCTCAAATAAAGCCACTCACATATCACTAAACATTGGGTGTAGACCCGATCCCTTTTGTGTTTATTTGTATGGCGAACCTGGCGTTGGTAAATCATTCATTTCTACCGAACTTATACATGAGGTTGCCGATAAATTTAATGTTCCAAAATTCCGTAGAATGTATCCACGTTCCATGGATGAAAAATTTTGGTCTGATTACTCACAACAATTTGCAGTCGTAATAGACGACTTCGGACAACTTCGCGACCCTACACAATTCGATCCATATGCTGAATTCATTGCTATTAAAAGCCCTGTTCCTAAAACAGTGCAAATGGCAGAAGTTTCAGAGAAAGGCCGACAATTCACCTCACAAATGATTTCGATTTCATCTAATATCGCATATCCCAATCCAAACTCAATCCAAGATCGTAAAGCTCTCTGGCGTCGTCGTGATGCCCTAGTCGAAGTAGTGAAACAATCACAAGTTTTGCTTACCAAGATTAAAATTGGCTCAACCGACCACTTAAAATTCCGCTTTCTTTCTCCTGTAGAAGAAGGTAAGGCTTTAAGTGAATTTATGGATTATGCAACACTCAAACAACGCATAATCGATATGGCCACTGAACATCTAGAACGACAGAAGGAAGTTGCCGCCTATCTTAATCGGCGTGATTTCACCCCAACTAAAGAATGTGGCGATTCCGAAGATGATGAGGAACTTTTTGATGAGTTCGAATCAACACGCGAATTGCTTCTGAAAGTTCTAAATGGAACTGAACGAGGTTTCAGTTCTGGAGAGCGTTTTGTACGTGTATCTGCCACATCACATCCGTGGTATAGTACACGTGGAAAGTATTCACACACACATACAGATTGGGCTCTTTATAA